GATCACGGCGGCGGGGACCGTTGGGTTCGGGGCACAGCATCCGGGTGTAGCGGGGTCATCCGTAGACTTCGACAACTGGCGTCATTTTCCGGTAACGTAATGCACGACAAAACCCGCAGCAGGTGAGGGCATAGCTGAGACATTTGATAATCCTTGGGTCTAGGTTTGTATTAAGGGTACTTAAATGATTCCTTCCAGATTTCACGAACCCTTTGAAGTAACAAAGGACGTGGGCGCGGGAGCTACTGTGGAAATGGTTGCTGCTGCTGTTGGTAAAAGGCTGTTCATTACCTCTGTGCATATCGACGTGACAGTGGTGGGGGCGGCTGGGTCAACAACTACAATAGAAACCAAAACGGGCGGCACAGATATCGTTAAGACAGATGCTACCGTTTTGGGCGGCGAGCACTATTTCTTCGGTGAGGGTGGCTATGGTTTACCCAGCGGGCAGGGCATACAGGCTGTCAATACTGATGTAGCCGAAACCACAGTCATTATCACCGGGTTCAAGTCGATTCCCTAAGCTCATAGGTGCTAAATGAAGAACGCATTTGAAGCTGTTATTGCAGTCCGTTCCAGGCTGCGTGAGCGTTCGGCGGCACTGATAGAGAACTGGGAACTATTGATGTGGCTGAATCAGGCTCTGGCAGATTTGTCCCGGCGCACGCTGTGCTACGAGCGCGAAGTGATTTTGCAGGCCAAAGACAAAATCCGCAAATATGAATGGAAGTTCGTATTGCCGGATTTCGCGGGCAAGGTCAGATCGGCGTGGTATCGCAACTACCCGCTGGCGTTGATTCAAGACATCGACGCTAAATTCTGGAACCAATCCTTCTTTAATTCCACCTCTACCCAGCCTCTGGAAATGTATTATGATTCCCAGTTCTTGGGCATCAAGTGGATTCCTGCTGTCACGAACTATAGCACGGGCACTGCCTCGTTTGTCAACGGGTCTGCATCTGTGGTTGGGGTCGGTACAGTGTGGTCATCCAATTTGTCTGTGCATGATGCCATCGGAGCGGGTGCCGAGCCGGGCAAGTTTTACTCTATACGGTCAATCGAAAGCGACACCGAACTGACCTTGGAAGAAGAATTCACCGAGGCTTCTGCGCCGGGTGTTGCTTATGTCGGCACCAATGGCGCTATTCGACTTCAGTACGTGGCTGCCCCGCCCGTCATCAGAACTATTTCGTACACCACAGGCATGGTCGGCACTATGACATTCACCAAAGGTAGCCGCACAGTCACGACCTCCGGTGCTCCGAGTTGGTTGACTACTGCCAAGCGCGGAATGCACATCGGTCTTGGCACGGCTACTGGGTCTGGTAAACCCAGCCGTTGGTACATCATTCGCAAAATTGTGAGCGACACCGAACTGGAACTTGCCCAGCCCTACGAGGAAGCGACGGCGGCTGGGGCTGGATCGGCGGTTCTGACGGATGACTCTCCATTTGAGCCGACCATCATGGAGGCCGCCGTCGCGTATGCGGCAAGCATGGGTCTGCAGAAGTACAATCGTCCCGAAGCATCTGCGGAGATGCAACTGTTCGAGATGCGCGTTATACAAGTAAAACAAGAAGTAGATGCACGGTACAGCCGCCATGCTCCTTTACCCAGAATTATAGACACATACAACGGCTTTATCCAAGAGCTTGACCACTATGGCTAAACGAAAAGCCGGGGATGTGTTGTCTGACTACACCAATGCTTTTATTGGTGGTATGAACACATCTCTTAATTCAGAAGACCTGTCGCCTAATACTATCACCCTGGGCAGGAATCTGTTGCTTAATGATTTCAGCGCCGCCAAAAGGCACGGCGTTACCAAAGTAAACGGCGCGGAGCTGGCGACTTCTGAACGAGTCCGTTCGTTGTACATAGGCAATGGGTCGGGTTCTGTAAAGAACAAAATCATCGCTATCAGCGATAGCAAAATCTACAGCATGACTACTGCTGGTGCAGTGACGGAACGAGCTACTGGCCTTAACACATCCCAGCGTTGGGATTTCTGTGAGGGTGTGTTGAGTGGCACATCCAGGATAATTATGGTCGCCAAGAACAACGCGCCATACCAGTGGGACGGGCTGGCCGGGTCAGCCACCACATTCACAGGGCCAGCTACAAACGGCGATTATTGTATGTACCATTTGGGCAAGCTGTGGATCGCCGACGAGGACTTGCGCCTTATTTATGTTTCAGAACACGACCTGATAAGCACATGGCACGCATTAGATCAGATCAGGGTTGGCCGGGAATCAGACGGTCCAATAACCAGAATCGTCAGCATGGGACGCTACTTCGTGTGTTTCATGCAAAATGCGGTGTATCTGATTTCGGGGAACCGCGTCCGAAGCCCTCGTAATATGTCGATTGAACAAGTTGACCTGAACGACGGCTGCCCAGCTCCTTGGTCTGTCACCAGAATCAACAACAAGATTTTTTGGGTCGGCAACGACGGGTTTTACGTGTTGATTGGGCGGGAAGCTAGGCGGTTGACTACTAGCATACAGGCTGAGTTTGATGCCATAGACCGCGACACAATCGACGAATCGCAGGGTGGGAGGCTCGACGATGTGTGGATGGTGTCTGTGCCTCACAACGCCAGTGCCACCAACACCAGGACATATTTCATACACTGGACGCTGCCAGTTAATGAGTTCGGCGAATACCCCATTACTTATGGGGACGGGGAAATAATAGGCGCATCGTATGCCTATTCTCCTGGTTTGAAGCGAACCTACATCGGCGACGACGTAGACGGGTTTGTACACAAATACGATACTGCTACGTTTGCTGATAATGGTGCTGCTGTGCCGTATGAGCTTATTACCAGAGGGCTGCACTTCGGGGATCAGTACACCGAAAAGGTGTTTACGAAGATTCAGCCACAATTCGATGTTGTTGCTGGCGGTACAGTGGTAGTAAGCGCCAGAACAAATGACAGCGTGACTGATGTGGAATGCCCTACTGCGACGACGGGTGCGCCGTTTTCCTTGGGGGCGACTGGAGATTTCATGGGGCAAGGCGGGGGTGACCCGGACTATGCCCGCAATGGGGTGGTGCACACCACCTTTGTGCCGTCTGTAGACGGCGAGCCATTAACAGGAACCTGGTTCAAAGCGCGTTTCTATGATAGTTCAACCAAAAATTTAGTTTTGCGACGAGCGTATTATGAATCCATATATAAGGCTAGATAAATGGCAAACGATCTAAGGCCGTTGTTTCAGTCCGGGGGTGCTTTCGCACTGCCAGGGTTTACTATGGCAACTCCTGGTTCACCAGCAGGCGCTGCTCCGACACCCCCAGCGGGTGGGACTAAAGCAACCCCTGCGTTTACTGCTCCAGTCGCAGGTGCTTATAACCTAAGTGGCACCCCATACCAAGCTGCTTACAAGGGAATGAAGGAAGGTGCAACAGATGCTTTCTTTGGTTATAACACCGCAGCAGGCGGGCTTAATTACGGCAAAAATCTTGAGCCTGGACAACGAATAGACCCAGCCGCAGCCGGGGTACGAGGGGCGGCCTCTAAGTTTGGGGTTGGTACACCAGTTTCGCAGCGCCCAGGCATTATACAGCCTGGTTTTCCAGACTGGAAAGAAGGCTTAGCGAAAGATGCTGCGCCAACGTACAATGTTAATCCGTCTTTGGCGGGCATGAGCTATATTCGGCTATCTAATATTTTGAGTAGTGGTTCTGCCGAAGAATACGGAGTCACAGACCAGGATATTGTCGATGCTATGAACGCGATTAAGGGGCAATAGAGATGCCACCAACAACTAAACTAAGTGGGGGGCTTGGAACCCAGTATGTTGAGGAATACGATGACCAAGGCAACCTTGTAAAAAAAACACCCACTAACCAATACCGTGCTGGGCAAGGCGCTATTTATAGCACTGGTACCGCCGGGCAAATCGTCACTCCTGATATGGAGGCAATGAGGCGTGCTGGTGTTTTTGCATCCAAAGACCCCCGTGCAATTGAAGCAGCACGCAAAGCATATCTAGCAGGACAAAACCCTATTGCGGCAGGTTCAAATGCGCTCAACGCTGGGACAGGAGTGGGTGAAGTAGCTAGAATTGCTGCAGCCGGGACAGGCTGGGCTGGTGGACTAACAGGAGATGCTGTTGGTGGTGGGGGCTACGGCAGTCCAGCGGGCGGGGGCGGCTCCGCACTAGCAAAAGGCTGGATGGACGAATATTTACAAGATGTACTGGCCCAGATTCAAAGGAAAGAAGCGCAGGACATTGGGGTTTCTGCCGACAAACTAGCCGCCGAAGGTTGGACTGACCGAAGCGGGTTGCACGCTAGCGAAGAACAAGCGATTCGAGAATCAGGCGACATCGCACGACGTGGCGCACGAGCCGATTACGCCCGTGCTATGGTGGATTATGACATCAGAGCCAGAGAAGCCGCACAGCGAGAAGCAGACCGGGCCGCAGCCGCGAATGCCGCACAGTACGCTTCTTTGTCTGCAGCCGTGGATCGCCTGGGGGAACGAGAAGCTGAATTGGGCCGAGGAGCAGCATCGCCATCTGGTGGGTCAGCGTCTTTATCCAGAACTCCAACTACAGCAACATCAGCAGCTACGACATCCACTGGGTCGTCTACGCCTTCTGCTAGATCCCTTTATGCTAGCAGCTATTCTGCACCAGATGCAGGGACACTAAATCCATATACTGTGCCGCTTACTGGTGGAAAAGGATCGCTAGCAAATATGTTGCTTGATCCTGCACGATATGGGTATAGCTACACAGAACTGAAGAAGATATACGATCAACGGGTGATACAAGGCTAGGTATTCCTGTCGATACAGCAGCTGCTTTTAGATAAAAGGGGGCACAGTGCCTAAAATAAAGGGCCGAATAACACAACGTCCTCATGGCATGATAGGGCCAGACTACTTGGGCTATGAGTACGAAGACAATTTGGAGGATCTACCGG